ACAGGCGATCGTGCCAATGCAGCCACCACAGGCAATCGTGCCAATGCAGCCACCACAGGCGAAGGTGCCAATGCAGCCACCACAGGCTATTGTGCCAATGCAGCCACCACAGGGAGAAATACAATTGCGGCTGCTATCGGTATTAATTCTATGGCAAAAGCTTCTTTGGGTAATTGGATCGTTGTCGCTGAGTGGAAATGGCTGAATGGTGAATGGACGCCGGTATGCGTAAAAGCCACTAAGGTGGATGGCACAACGATAAAGGCCGACACCTATTATAAACTCCAGGACGGGGAATTTGTTGAAAGCAAGGAGGCATAGCCATGGAAGAACTAACCAACAACATCATATTAGCTTTTGTCCTCTTGGTCATCCTGATCGCCTGCTGCATCATCGGCAGTATCGTATATGAAGCGGCAGTAAAAGAGAGAAAGAAAAAGCTGGACGAATCCAGCAATAACAAATCCAAGGCAATTGTACCACAATCCAGTGGGCGCATCAAGTGTTTATGCCAATGTAACAACAAAGATAGGCAGAACGGTCAGTATTGCAGGTATGACGTTGTTCACCATGACGAACTAGGCATGTGTGTGATGAAGTCGCAGGATTGGTCATTACCGAGGATTGATGTGAGGGGATAGGGGGGAGAGTATGAGGTTCTTCTTACGCTACGACGGCAAATATGAAGATGTTGTTTTGATAGAAGGTGAAACATCGCAAATTTGTCTTGCGAAAGCATTGACAGAGCGAGACAAGCGTGGATGGGAACCGGAATATTGCGATATGAAAGAGGTTTAGTTTTTCCCTTGCCGCCACCGGACAGAGCATATGCGAATCCGACGGCACTGTGGAATATGGGCGGCGGCTGAAAGTTTACCATACGGATGGGTCTGTTTGACCACTATAAACAACATTCGGTAGCCAATAAGTGAACGAGAAAATATAAACAATGGTTCTGCCGCCCAAAAATAAATAAAGGAGGGGTAACGTGGTTAAAAAAATTCCAAAGAACACGTATGAAGCATATCGCAAAGGGGATATAGTGGGCGAATACGTCATAATGACCGTAAAAGCAAGTAGTGTACAAAATGCGGTCAAATTGATAAAGGAACAACTAAAAAAGTTATACGGCGATGAAAAGCATTTTAATATTCGGCAGAAATGAACAGAGGGAGGCCACCCATGGGACGAGTACATGAATACGATCCCGTAATACAAGCCAAGGTGACGGGGCGGGAGAATCCGGAGAAGGGGGAAAAGTAATGTTTAATCAAGGCGATACAATTTACTACTTTGAAATAAAAATAGACTTCCTGAAAAATAAGGCTTTAACGGCAGAATCAACCAACCACGTTATCGCATCCAACGATGAATTGTTTGTTATTGATGATAAGACATTTACCCGGCTTCAGTATAAAGAGACAAAATATTCTTCATATGATCCGTTCAAAGTGGCAAAGGTGAGCAAATTCTATTTGAACCCGTATTTTGATGAAATCAGAGGACGCATATACACAGACAATAAGAGCCGCAGAATAGCCCATAATGCTATTAAAAAGGCATTGACTGATTATATGTATGAGAATTACGGGCGGTACTGCAAAGGCATTGATTTACTTGAAACACTGAAAGATGTTGATAACCCGGCACAGCCGGAGTAAGGGGAATGAAGGGAATGGATGATTTAAAGAAGGTATCCAAGGGGCATGCGATTTATAAACTTTCAGACGGTAAGCGAGTACCGGGGACAACAACGGTATTGGGTGTACTGAATAAACCCGCACTGGTAGCATGGGCGAACAAATTAGGACTTGAAGGTATAGACAGCAGCCGGTATGTGGATGAATCAGCAAAGATCGGTACACTGGCGCATTACCTTGTACAGTGTCATTTGACTAAGCAGGAACCGGATTTATCGCAGTATGGAAAGTTTGAGATCGACAAGGCTGAAAATGCGCTGATTTCATATTTCGAGTGGGAGAAGTCAAGGAAGATCGTACCCATAGAAAATGAATTACCGCTTGTGTCGGAGGCATACGGATACGGCGGTACGATAGACTGCTATTGCTCTATTGATGGCGAAATATGGTTGCTTGATTTCAAGACCGGTAAGGCAATATATCCTGAAATGCTTATACAACTTGCGGCATATAGGCAATTGCTGAACGAAAATGGTTTTGAGGTACAAAAGGCAAAAATCCTGCGGATTGGCAGGGATGAAACAGAAGGATTTGAGGAACGCACCATAACGGATTTTACGCTTCAATGGGAGCTATTTAAGCATTGTCTGGAAATTTATAAGTTGCAAAAGCAGATCGGAGGTTAAATATATGGCTATTCCCGTCTTGATAATTGGCAAAAGTGGTTCTGGCAAGAGCGCAAGTTTGCGAAATTGCCTGTCTGGATTTGGGCTTATAAAAGTACTAGATAAGCCCCTTCCATTTAAGGGGAAGATTCCCCATGGCGTAACGGATGATTATAACAAAGTAAAAACATGGCTGGCGGGAGCAAAGGAAAAATCTATCGTGATCGACGATGCCGGGTATCTGATTACTAACCATTTTATGAACAACCATTCATCGGCAGGCAAGGGAAATGGAGTGTTTAGTCTGTATAACGAAATAGGCGATAAGTTCTGGAACTTGGTACAGTTTGTTTCCTTACAACTTCCGGCAGACACCATTGTATACATCATCATGCACGAGGATACAAACGATTTCGGGGATATCAAACCCAAGACCATAGGCAAGATGCTGGATGAAAAGGTATGTCTGGAAGGAATGTTTACCATCGTTCTGCGGTGTGTCAGTAGTGAAAACAAGCACTTATTTATTACCCAATCAGCAAACGGCGCAGTAAGCAAATCCCCAATCGGTATGTTTGATTCAATGGAAATCGACAACGATTTGAAAATTGTTGACGAAAAGATCAGGGAGTATTTTGAACTTGATAAAACTGTAAAGGAGAAAGAAAAATGAAGAAGTATGCGGATTACGATAAGACCGAGGCATTCACAGGCGATTACGAACAGCTTGAACCAGGCGGTTATGTGTGCAAGATTCTGAAAGTTGTCTTGGAGGAAAAGGATTACGGTCACCTTCTCCGGATAGGATTTGACATTGCTGAAGGTGAACACAAGGACTTTTATAAGCGTCAGTTTGCCCGGAAGAAGGAAAGTAACGCTGATGCCAAGTGGCCGGGGATGTATTACCAAACTGTCAAGCAGGACGATTTACGCTTCTTTAAGGGGTTCATAGTGGCGATTGAAAACTCTAATCCCGGATTCAAGTGGGATTGGGACGAGCAGAAACTTACTGGAAAACTTTTCGGCGGCGTATTTGGCGAGGAAGAATTTGAAATCAAGCAAGGTAAGAAAGCCGGGGAGATCGGCACTGTTGTAAAATGTCGCTACATACGCACTGTTGAACAGGTAAGGAATGGCGTTGACATCCCGGAAGTAAAGCGGCTGACATCGGTTACGAGTGCAGGGACATCGGCTGATTTAAGCGAAGATTCCTTACCCTTCTAGCCATGCTAGTACAACCTATACCAAAGCCGAAGATAAAGCACAAAAGAGCGAAGAACAACAAGACACCAACGATAAATGACATTTGCCGGTATTGCCACAGCGTTTTCGCCTCCACCCATGAGGTATTCGAAGGAACCGGCAGACGGCAACTGTCTATTGAGTACGAAATGCAGGTTAAGGTGTGTGACAGGTGCCACAAAGACATTATGTCTCACCCCTTGACCGGCAGGGATATGGCACTAAAGAAAGAGTATCAAGCGATATTTGAAGCACAGCACGGACACGATCTGTACATGAAATGTTTTGTGGTTGATTACATAAGGGCTTGTGACAAGTTTAAACCGAAATTAAATTAACGACAGCAGGGTAAGGACTGGATAGCCACAGTGGGGACGCATGAATAAAAGAATGCGAAGGAGTGAGGATATGAAAAAGGCGGTAAAACCAGAATTATTATACGGCAATTATGACGCAGAACCTTTTGTATTTACACCTGTTATTTGCCCGAATTGCGGTAAGGATGTGCCGTATACAAATTATTGTTGTGAATGCGGGCAAAAGTTTATAGTTCCAATGAAATCAGATGATTAATGCACATTATAAGCTTTACACGAAAGCGAGGGGATAATGTGAGGGAATATAAATTCCGTGGTAAACGGAAAGACAATGGGGAATGGGTGGAAGGGTATTACCACTACGATGATACAGGGTACATTGGTGCACATTATATTACTACAATTAGCAACATGGATGTGTGTGAGGTAGACCCCGACACAGTAGGTCAATATACCGGCCTAAAGGACAAAAACGGTGTGGAGATATATGAGGGGGATATAGTAACGGCCAATTGGTATGACTATTCAGAGCCAAGTCATACCGTCACGGGTGAAGTATTTTTCAATGAAGGGATGCTAACATATTGCATACTTGACGAAGAAAAGCAAGTCTCACATGAAATGAATTACCATGGGCATTATCACTGGGATATAGAGGTCATCGGCAACCGTTGGGAAAGCGAGGGGTAGTATGAGGAAATTTAGGGTATGGTGCAAAGATAGAAACGAATGGGAAAGCCACAGTACTTGCTTGAGAAGCGACGGACAACTACTGCACCTTGATAACGGCAGGATAATGCCACTAGGGAAAGACAACCATGTAGTTGAATTTTACACCGGCCTCCACGACAGCAAGCGCACAGCAGAATATCCAGAGGGGCAGCCTATCTATGAAGGGGATGTAGTAAGACGTACCTGTGATTTAGTCGGCGCGGAAGACGACGGATTCATTGGTATTGTGAAATATCAATGTGCAGCTTTTTATCTTGAAAGCCTTGATGGGAAAGACGGTAGATACCTATGGGATGATGTGCAGGAACTTGAGGTAATCTGCAACATACACGATAATCCGGAATTGATTGCGGGATAAGGGGTGATGGTGTGGCAGAGAGGCGCATGTTTGCAAAAACAATAATAGATTCAGACGCATTCCTTGATATGCCAAGTTCAGCAAGGTTATTATACTACGACCTGGGTATGAGGGCAGATGATGATGGATTCTGCAACTCACCCAAAAAAATAATGCGCATATCCGGAGCGTCCGAGGATGATATAAAATTACTGATCGCAAAGAAATTTATTATTCCATTTGAATCCGGTATTATTGTCATAAAACACTGGAGAATCAATAACTTTATCGCCAAAGATAGGTACACGGAAACAAAATACAAAGAAGAAAAAGCAACACTGTCGCTTGATGAAAATAAAGCATATACGTCAACAAAATGTATACATAGTGTCAACGGAATGGATACACAGGTTAGGTTAGGTAAGGTAAGTATAGGTAATAAAAGATTATTCGTTCAAGATTCTTTTGAACTTCGCCTTGCCGAACAACTAAAAAACTATATTCTCAAAAACAACCCCAACGCCAGAGTGCCATCCGACCTGCAAAAATGGGCGAGGGAATTTGATTTAATGATGCGCCTTGATAAACGTACTGCGGAACAAATAAATGCCGTAATGGAATTCAGTCAAAATGATTCATTCTGGATGTCAAATATATTAAGCGCAGGAAAATTACGTGAACAGTTTGATAAATTGTGGTTGCAAAAAAGCCGGAAGAACCAGCCGCAAAAATCTACTCATGAAAAAAACATGGACACTATGCAGGAATGGCTTGCAGAAAGTGAGGCTGAAGATGCAAAGGATTGACTTCGGAAAGATCATGGCAGTACTGAACAGCAGTTACAAAACGCAGCCGCTTGCCAAGGAAACATTGGAAATCTGGTATCGCTCATTGTCTGACATTGATTACACTCTGGCGCAGAAAGCCGTTGAAAAGATTCTCCTGACCTCCAAGTTTTATCCGACAATTGCAGAAATCCGGGAAACGTGCCTGTCGCTGATCGAGGGGAAGAAGGTTACAGGGTTGGAAGCCTGGGGGATATTCAGAAAGTATATAAACTTATACAGCACCGCCGAGAATTATGAGAAGTTGAAGCAAGATCATCCTGACATATATGCCCTTGTCCATGCAGTAGGCGGTAGGGAATTGTTATCTGGTAATGCGGATTTTGTAAGACCGGAATTTGAACGGATGTACAACGAACACCGGGACACGCTGAAAAAAGAAAAGATGCTGCCGGCCGGATTCACGCAGGACGTTGAAAAGTTAAGGGGTACAATATACCGGCAGATTGCAGCCGGGGATGAGGTATAGACAAATGACGTTCATTGATTTTTTCGCAGGAATAGGCGGTTTTAGATTGGGTATGGAAATGGCTGGACATAAATGTGTCGGTCATTGTGAGATAGATAAATTTGCGGATAAATCATACAGGGCAATGCACGATGTAGGGGGGGATGAATGGTATGCAGATGACATTAGAAGAGTTGATGCCGGGGATATGCCCGAAGCAGACTGTTGGTGTGGAGGGTTTCCTTGCCAGGCTTTTTCCGTGGCTGGCAAACGGAGAGGATTTGAAGATATGCGAGGAACTCTTATCTTTGAAGTATTCCGGCTTGCGGAACAAAGAAAACCCAAGATTCTTTTCCTTGAAAACGTGGCGGGACTCCTTAACCATGATGGAGGACGGACCTTCGGAACAATCCTTTGTGGACTTTGGGAACTTGGGTATGATGTCCAATGGCAGGTGCTTAATTCTAAAAACTTCGGAGTTCCTCAAAACAGGGAAAGGGTGTTCATTATCGGACATCATGGAGCAGGAAGTGGACGAGAAGTATTTCCTATCTATGGCACAAACGGCAAAGCTATTAAGAAGCATCAATCAGACATCAGTGGAAAAGGATATTTTAGCCAACAAGACAGAGTTTACGAATCAGGGGGGGGTAATGGGGTGCATACCTTCAACAAGGACGGAGAATAAAGTTAATGTTTTGATTAAAAGTCCACAAGCTTTGTCTGATGGGGGGGTGGGTATTTCTTACTGCATCGACAGCAATTACCAGAAGGGAATCAACACGTTCGACAAATGCAGGAGGACACACATTCTCGATAGTGGGGAAGGATGGAAGGATGAAGAATAAAGAATACGCAAGTTGCTTGACAGGCGGTGGGCATAGCGGGGGAAATCATTCGGACATGGATCTGATAGTGCAACCATACAAACCGAATAGTGAAGGAAATGTGCTATGTATTGATGCAAATTATTACAAAGGAGTTTTGGCACATCAAGACAGAACGGGAGTTTTGGAAGTCAGGCCAATTCTAACACCTGACCGAGCAGAGAAGCGCCAGAACGGGCGAAGGGTGAAGGAACCGGGAGAGGAAATGTTTACCCTGACGGGGCAGGATCGGCATGGGGTAATAATTACAGAAGCCACTAAGAAAGGTTACAACATTGCATATGAGGGTGACAGCATCAATCTTGCTGTGCCAGGAAGCAAGACAAGACGTGGCAGAGTAGGGGGGGCAATGGCAAACACACTTGACACCTCTTGTAATCAAGGGACCATACAGAATGCAAGAATCCGCCGGCTTACTCCGAAAGAATGTTTCAGGCTTCAAGGATTTCCTGATGAATATTTCAACAAGGCGGCAACAGTAAATTCAGACAGCCAACTATACAAGCAAGCCGGGAATTCCGTGACCGTCAATGTGATATATGAAATCGCAAAGAGATTGGAGGTATACCTATGAAGAAAATATATCCACCAATTACACTCAAGATATACATATTCGCTTTAATCATATCCATTTGCTTATTTTTTATATGTCTGTCCTCTGCGAACACACATTCGCGGGTAAAATTTACCTTCAAAAACAGGCGAGGCTACAGGGGCAATTTTGGACGAAATAGAGGTATCGCAAATAAATAAACTCACCACGGATTTACAGCAGCGCATAGACAAAATGGACGAGATTATACGGGAGTATGAGCGGATCAACCGGGAGAATGAGGCAAGGAAGGATGAATTGGCGGGATTCGATACTTGGCTGGAAGAAAAGTACAACATGAGCGGACATAATGAACTGTACGAGAAAACACATTGAGGGGGAGGGGGAAGGGGAATGAAACTAAGCATGGAAATGGTTAGAGAGATAAAAGAAACTGAATTTGATGATCCAACAATACAAAATTTATGCGAGGATTGGCTATCCCTCTATACCGAGAATGAGCAATTGAGAGCGCAGCCATTATACACACAGGATTGCAGGATGCTACTGGATGGAGCTATACAAGGGCATGAGGCAGCTATAAGGGAGGTAGAGCAACTACGGCAGCGAGAGGCAGCTTATAGGGAGGCTTCCGCAAAGGCAATTGAAATGTTACAAGATATGGTTGACGTAGCCAATACATGTGGTTCGGCTTATTTGTACAAAAGAGATACAGAAAAAGTGACAAAATTGATTGAAGCCCTCTCCGCTCCTGCGCCGGAGTATCACAACACGAAAGATGCGGGGAATTACAGATATTCTTGGAAATATACGGAAGAAGAAAGGCCGTGCGGAGAATATGGAAAATGTTACGACTGCGGAAGTCCTTATGGTACATTTCCAGACATGATTCTACCTAACGAGTTATGGGAGTTAATAAATCCGTCAACCAATAAAGGCTCAGGATTGCTTTGCCCGACTTGTATTGCCAACAGATTGGATTTCATAAATAAATGGTACGAAACAGGGATGTATATGCTGAAAAATAGCGATTTTCCATATCACAATCCAGAGGATGTAAAGGCATTGAAGATGGCAAGAAAAGCGTTAAAACAAGTTATGACACACATGGAGAGAGTCCATAAACTGATGGATGAATACGTATTGTTGTACACACCACATATTAAGGTTGGGGAAGTTAAGGCGTGGGAAGATGCCATAGCTGCTATTGATGCATTGGGGGTGGAGGAATGAGCCTGATAAAACAAATATGCGAAACATGTAGGTATCACATCAATTCAAACGCCTCATGGCCTTGTGTAGAATGTTCTTCTCGTGATAAGTGGAAAGCTGCGGAGGATATCCGAGTAAGTACGAAGAAACTCATAAATTTGGAGGCTGAACTTGACCACCATAAGCGGGAGGCAGAAAAGATACCGAAGATGTGCAGAGATTGGGACAATTATAATTGCATATGTGAGATTGATAATAAGCTCAAAGAAAAATACTGCCCGCAAATCTGCCCGAAATATCGAGGGGAGAAGGTGGAGAAATGAAGATAAAGCTTGTATTAACACGGACAGAATACGATCCCGTTACCGCATGGACGGCGATTAAACTAATTGAGGTTGAAATCCCGCTTGACAAACAGGATGGATGGCAGGTTATAGGGGCGGAGTGGGAGAAGGTGAAACATGAATAAGGTACCAAAGTGTAGGGGGTGTGAATTCTATAATTGCCTACATGGAAGAATAACGTCCCGTATTTGCAAAAACGTATGGAAACCTATAACAATGCAAGAGGCAAAGACAAGCCCGAAGTGGTGCCCGAAAAGGAAGGTGGGCCCTTGAACTGGACAGAGCAGGAATACGAGGAATATCTAAACAGGACAGGCAAAGCAAAACCGCCGGAGCTGGAGAAGAAACCAAAGTACAGAAACAACCGGGTAAAAGTGGACGGAATTCTTTTCGACAGCCAGTTAGAAGCAGATTATTACAGCGACTTAAAGTTGCAGCTTCACGCCGGAGTACTCGCGGGATTCTGCCGACAGCCTGTGTTCATCCTCCAGGAGGGATTGGGCGAGGTAAGGCCGATCACATACAGGGCAGACTTCATTGTGTTTCACCTTGATGGGACGTACGAGATCATTGATACAAAAGGATTTGAGACAGAGGAATTTCACCTAAAACAGAAAATGTTCTTTAAAAAGTTTCCGAGGCTGGAATTGAAGGTAGAGGGGTGCAAATAGGGAAAGGATGGGGGATATGGGCATATACGAGGAAAGAGAAAAAGAGCAAAAGGAATTTGAAGAAAAGTACGGACATCCAATGCATTATATACATATTCCATGCAAGGGATGTGGGCGTGTAAGGGTTGAATTATGGACATCTGAGAAAAAGATTTGTGAGAAATGCCACCTTAACCAAGACACGATGGAATATGAGCCAGTGCAGTATTGAGGCGCAGGAAGGGGGATGTATGGAACAGTATGATATATTCGGTGGCGTATCAGAACCACCAGAGAAACCAAGGCCAAGCAAGAAGTTTAAAACCATGCAGGAACAGTATGGAATATGGGATAGCGAGACATGCAAGACCTGCGGGCATTTGGTGTTTAACCGATACAATAAAGTTTACTATAAGTGCGAATTATGGCACCAAAGCAATTGCACATCAACGGATATAAGGCTGAAAGATAAGGCGTGTAAGAAGTGGATACCGGGCTGATCGAGAGCGGATGAAGGGGGAGTTGAGGGATGCACAAGATAAAATATTGTAAGCTATGCGGATTACTGATAATAGGGCGAAGCTGCCGGAATGAGAAGTGCAAGAAGCACATAGAAGGGACGGAATCGGCTACGTTTAAGCAGACAGAATACATACAGGTTCTTGCGGAAAAACTGGGCGAGGAATACGACACAAGGGCAATGACCAAGAATGCGGCGGGTGAGCTGATAGAGGAATTGCTGGAAAGGGTGGAAATTGGAGGGGATGACCAATGACACAGCGCGGGGTTGATGTACTACGGCGATGGGTAAACCGGAATTGTCCTAGACTAAACAGCAAGATACTATGGTGCAGCGAATGCACACTGTACATAAAAGGGTGTACGCATCCAAAAAGGATAAAGGGGGGAACAAGATGAAGCATCAAGGTAATCCATACTATTCTGCGAATATGCAATCGTTACAACGTTACTATCCCTATGTGGCAAGGATAATACAAAAAGCGGACGATTTCCACGGCAAATACGATGGAATGATCCTACAAGAGATCGATGATATATTTGATTCAATGAAATCATTGACCGCACAGCTTTCCGTATTCCTGGGATTTGGACTTGGAAATGAGGTTTTACGTTTCATGACGAAGCACGCCAAGAGAATCGATGGGGTATATATTTTAATCATCGAAAAGGATGTTTCGTTACTTAAAGCCGCCATGAAGTCACGAAATCTAACAGAATTATTCCAGCACAAATATGTCCGGTTTATTGTGGGAGAACCAATCGAAAATTTGTTTTCCATCTTTCAGGCTTATTTGCAGCAGGAAAACAAATATATGTTTTTGCGATCCGTGAAACCGATTTATGGCAAAGAAAGCGATGATTATTATGTTGAGGCATGGAGGACTTTCAAGGAAGCAGCGAAATACACCATAATGAACTATGGAAACGACCCAAAAGATAGCTTGATCGGCGTTGAAAACATGTTGTCAAACGTCAACGTCATCATCAACAATCCTGGAATCAATTTATTAAAGAATCAGTTTACCGGAAAACCTGCGGTGGTTGTTTCGACAGGCCCAAGCCTGGACAAGAACAAACATTTGCTTCATGGGCTGGAGGATAAGGCTGTGATTATCGCCGCAGATTCTGCGCTGAAGCCATTGCTGAAAATCGGTATCAAGCCCCACCTTGTAACCGCACTGGAGAGGGAAAAAGAGATTGTACAATTGGTTGATGGACTCACCGCAGATGAAGTAAAAGACGTTTATTTAGCCGCGTGCCCGGTGGTTTATAACGAAGTCTACCAGGCATGGCCGGGTAAGAATATTATCACTTACAGGAATTTTGACCACTTCAAATGGCTGAAAATCGACCGGGGGATACTGGACATCAAGTCGTCTGCTGGGAACATGGCGTTCAAAGTGGCGGAATATCTAGGGTGCAATCCAATTATTCTAATCGGTCAAGACCTTGCGTTGGCGGGCGAAAAGACAAACGCGGAAAACACCCCATTAGGAACCGAACAGGTCAGCTATTTACGGGAAATGCGGTACAAGGTCAAGGGGAACGTTGAAGATGAAGTCACCACCACCGCAAGCCTGAAACTATTCCTGAATTCATATATCGTAGACGTAGCGCAGTACAAGGGAAGGTGTATCAACTCCACGGAGGGCGGGGCATACATCGAAGGCACAAAGGTTATGCCGTTTGCCGAATCCATCATGAGGTTTATCAAAGAGCCGTTTAATCCACTGGAAAAAATCAAGTCCATCTTGGACACGTTCATCCCGGAAGAAAAAGCGGCGGAAAACGTATTATCCATTATCGACAAGACCATTGATTCATTCAAAAAAATGTCTGACTTATGCAGCGAAGGGATGAAGATGTACGATGATCGCGCCGAGGAAATCAATCAATACGTCAAGGAACCTGACTTTGAAAAGATGGAAAAAATCATGGCGCCGTTGCTGAAAATAAAAAATCAAGTCATTGGACTAGACCCCAGTAACTTCCAGCTTTTTTATGCACATATAGCTCAAGCCTTTTATCTGAATCACGAACTGGAATTATGCAAGCAGTATGATCTACTGGAACCTGACACAGCTAGGGCGGAGATATTGAAACGGCAAAGAGAATGGTTTGAAATCATAGACGGCGTTGCAAAAGTATGCGTACAGGTATTGGAGAAAGGGAGGGAACAAATATGTTAAAACTAGGTATTATCGGAATTTCGGAAGGTAACGGACACCCATATTCATGGGCGGCAATATTCAACGGTTATAACCCAGATGCATATTGCCTATATCCAGAAATTGTTGAATATCTGAGCAAACACAAAGGTGAATGCATACAAGGCGCAATGGTGCGAGGGGTGTGGACACAAGATTTTGACGAAACACTTAAAATAGCTGAATTTGCAAAAATTAATGGAGTATACGCCACGACATATATGTATGGCATGAAAGAACTGGATGCTATTCTTCTCGCCCGTGACGATGACACGCATTACGACCTTGCCAGGCCATTCCTTGAAGCTGGATTGCCCATATACATCGACAAGCCTTTAGCCTATGCGGTCAAGGAAGCAAAAACAATCTACGGCCTTGAACAGTATCCCGGACAAATCTTCACATGTTCTGCGTTACGATACGCAAGGGAATTCCAGATTGACCCCGCTATTATAAAAGATGTTGACCTGATCGAGGGGATAGTGCCGAAGGACTGGAAAAAGTATGCCGTTCACGTTATCGAACCCGCTTTGTTGATGCGGGGAAATCTTAAAATTCCCATGGTATTCCACGCCAACAGAGAGGGACCTATCAGAATTATTCTACGCAGAGGAAATAAGGATGATATCACATTGACCTTTGAAGATAGTTTTTCATGCTTCAAAAGCGCATTACAGGAATTTGTTGACATAGTAAACAGGAAAGAAAACCCAATCAAAAGGGACTTTGTAATGGAGGTTGTAAGGATCATCGAAAACGGGGAGGGTAAACCGGTATGAACATGTTATTGACAGGCGGCACGGGACTGATAGGAAGCGTTATAAAAACGGAATTAGAAAGGCAAGGGCATGGAGTAATAAATCTGGCACGTGGGAAAATGGAGCTTTTTATTAAAGGCAAATTTGATGGACTAGGAAATGTTGACACCTTCATCCACTGCGCCCGTGATCGCAAATACCTTGAATCTGCCAGCCGCGAAAACTGGGTGGGAGAATATATAGTTGACGTGGTTGCAGCCTATGAAATATCTATGATGCTGAATGAGTTATGCCCGTCACTCAAAAATATCATCTTGATTTCCAGCGCATACGGTATCCGTCCGGCGAATCCCAAGATCAGCAACAGTCCGATTCATTATGGCGTTGCAAAAGCAGCCCAAATTCATCTAGCAAAGGAATTGGCGGTCAGGCTTGCGCCGAAAGTGCGGGCGAACTGCATTTCGTATGGTGGCGTGGAATCGGACAGGAACACAGAGGAATTCAAGCAACAGTACAGCAAAAATGTCCCATTGGGCAGAATGGCAACAACGAACGACCTGTTTCACGCAGTAGAGTATATTTTGAACAACGATTATATTACAGGACAGAATTTGGTTGTAGATGGCGGAATGACAATATAACGGAGGGATAATATGAAAAAATACAATGATAATCCTATCACATCAGACACAGTACAATATATTTGTTTGTGGCACAAAGAGGGCGAGAGCATTAATGAAATAGCTGCAGCAATGTACAGGAAGGTTGAAGACGTACAGGAAATTCTACGCCGCGCCATGGCAACAGGGTATTGTGACGGGGTAAGCAAAATGTGCGCAGACGGGTATCATGGGCTGAAAATGAAGAAGGGGGCGTGATTATTTTTGTTCGGATTGTTCAAGGAGTTTTCTCATAGTGGAAACAATAAGGCTATTCATGGATCGGTCATCTTTTTTTGCCAATGCCATAATTTTTTCCTTCATCCCTTTGGGGAAATTCACAGTTACAGACTCAACATTGTCTGACTTCATGGCTACACCTCAAAAACAATAGTAAAAACAGTATACCATAGTTAAAATATAATTTGCAAGAATTCATGAAAAATGATACAATAAGGCTATAAAAGTTATGGTACTTTACATTGATAATTACGGCAATGTTAAATAAAAAGGGTGGGGTGATACATTGCAATACAATGTTTTAATTGTAGGGGCAGGGGCAAAAGGGGCTTTATGTGATGCACCAAATACGGAAAATTCCCATAAGTACATTTCATATGCACATGCGGTAAAAGATCATCCGGGATTCAATTTAGCAGGGTTTTACGACAACGACATTTCAAAAGCCGAAATTGCAACGCAAATATGGGGCGGAAATGTACATGATCAGATTCAAAATGATTATGACGTAATTATCATTGCGACACCGGATGCAACCCATTATAATGTGCTGAAACTTCTTTGCGAAAGATATTTTGAATACCCGCGTCTTGTCATCTGCGAAAAGCCTATATGCACAGACTTACGCCAAGCCTATGAAATTATAAACCTGTATGAGAAAAAAGGGATACCGATTTTATGCGACTATACAAGGAGATTTATACCGGAGTATAGGCAGATGAAGGCCGAAATTGATTTCGGGAAAGCGGGAAAGTTCCTGAAAGGTTATTGTTGCTTCAACAGGGGAGTTTATCACACAGCAAGTCACTTCATAGACCTGGCGCTATGGTTCAACGGAAACATGGACAACATCATTATCCAAGAAGTCCCAACAGAATATAGATGGGTGTTTCAATGGGGGATGTTCTATGAGAATGAATTTTACTCTGAACACGCAGTAAATTTTGTGAAGAATCCAAGAGTTGACACGGTGTATGACAGACACCTATATTTTGTCATGGAAAATGCCTGGAATTACCTTGAAGGCAAGGAACCGCTAATATGTACCGGAATGGATGCGGTGAAAGCCTTGGAGGTATGCGATAGATTTACGGGGGAAAGGATGGAATGTGAATGAGTATAGGCAAAGAGGAACGCGAAGCTGTACTGAGAGTAATGGATAGGGGGGTATTATCGGGTTACAGGGGTTCATGGGGCGATTGGTTCTATGGTGGCGAGGAAGTGCAGGCTTTAGAGAAGGAATGGGCTTCATATTTTGGCGTTAAGCACGCTATCGCTTGCAATTCTGCAACATCTGGTTTGTGGATTGCGCTGGCGGCTACCGGGCTTACGTCACCTTATGATTGGTCGCACAATCTTAATTCAGATGTAAATGGATGTGATGAAATTATAGTGACCCCATGGTCAATGACTTGTTCTGCGTCCATGCCGTTACATTTTGGTGCTGAACCGGTATTTGCAGATATAGAACCTGATTACTTTTGCCTTGACCCAAAGAGCGTAGAGGAACGCATTACGCGATACACAATGGCGATTCTGGTGGTTGATTTATTCGGGATGCCTTATGATGCAGATGCCATTAATGCCATTGCAGAAAAATACAGTAAAAAATATAAGCATAAAATCTATGTGATAGAGGACGCAGCGCAAGCGTGCGGGGCGACATACAAAGGAAAATATGCCGGAACACTTGGGGATATCGGTGTATACTCCTTGAACGTCCATAAGCACATCCAATCTGGCGAGGGCGGAATCGTTGTCACGGATAATGATGAACTGGCTTTCAAAATCCGTTTAAGCATGAACCACTCCGAAGCTGTAATCAATAGTATGCCGGAAGATGAAAATGTATGGAGCAGTTGCCTTGAACTTGTCGGAATGAATATGCGCATGACGGAGCTTTCCGCCGCAATAGCTCGCGAACAACTGAAAAAGTTGTCCGGTATCCTTGCTGTATATCAAGAGAACGCCAAGAATTTCCTTATCAAAATCCGTCCTGGATGCACAAGTGCGTTTTATAAATACGCATGGGTACCCAAGACACATGATGATGAACAATATCTAGCGTATCTTATGATGAATGCGCAAGATAAATTCAACTTCAAGAAGCATTACATAGACCCGATTTATACAATGCCATTATTTTCCAACTTAGGTTATGACCCGCACCTTTGCCCGACATGCGAAGAAGTCGAAAAGGATATCGTTCTGGCATGGTTCCGGGAGGTAGTATAATGAATCCATTCCTCTCCAGTGAACGCCTACACCTATACCAACTCACCCCGGACGATGCCGAAAGGTATTATACGCGCCTGAACGATCAGACTACAACAAAATGGATGCAGCAGGGCATATACCCTATGACGCTTGAAAGATGCAGGGAATACATACAAAACGTCAATGGCTTGCATTTGGCAATAGTCAGAAAAGGGGAAGAAAAAGAATCGGTAAAACAAGGAATTACAAAAATGACCGACACTTTAAAATCTATTTTTTCAATGCCAGATGACGTTCAAGACATAATCGAAGAATCAAAAAAGTATTGTGATTGTCATATCGGAAACATTACATTATCCAACATCCACGGCACTTTCCGAACGGCTGAAATATCTATAATCCTATGGGACGAAAGGGGTAAGGGCTACGGCACGGAAGCAATTAAAACACTTGTCAGCCACGCATTCAACCGCATGAACCTAAACCGCATACAGGCCGGGGCAGTAGTAGACAACATAGGCTGCATCAAAGCATTTGAGAAAGCAGGATTTACAAGGGAGGGGGTATTACGGGAAGCGTATTACTGTGAGGGGAGTTATAGGGATACGGTGATTATGGGAATTTTGAAAAGGGAATGGGGTGCTGTGAAATAAACGGATTCTTGGAATATTCAATCACTCAAATACAAAAAGATATGGCAGACGGGAAGGTCAGTGAAAAGGACGTTGCCCAAATCTGCATTGACAGAGTAATTGAAATGGAACCATCCTGTCAGGCATGGGAATGCTTTGGCCTGAAAGATCAATGTCAACCCGGTCCGCTTCATGGAATCCCCATCGGCGTAAAGGACATATTCAATACCGCAGACTTTCCCACGCAAATGGGAAGCCCGATATGGAAGGACTTCACGCCGGGGAACGATGCAAGGGCTGTGTATAACCTGAAAAGCAACGGGGCCATTGTACCGGGGAAAACAGTTACGGCGGAATTTGCCGTACATGCATTGGGGAAAACATTGAATCCGCATGACCACAAAAGAAACCCAGGCACATCTTCCAGCGGTTCCGCTGTTGCCGTAGCAACCGGCATGGTTCCTGCGGCCATAGGCACACAAACGGCAGGCTCAATTGTTCGTCCGGCATCTTACTGTGGCGTGTATGGGTGTAAGCCATCATTCGGGCTGATACCGCGCACAGGGATGTTGAAAACCTGTGACACATTGGACACCGTGGGATTCTTTGTAAGCCATGCGTGCGATCTGAGAGTAATGCTTGACGCGCTGCGGGTGCATGGCAGGAATTATCCGGTGAGTCATGAGGCATTAATGAACAGTAAAAGACAGACAGGTCCACAAAACAGACCATGGAAAGTTGCATTTGTACAAACAAATACATGGAATTACACCGAAGCATATTCAAAAAATGCATTGCTTGGTTTTGCTCAATTGCTATATGATCACACAGTTCAATTACCTAAAATCATATCCGGCGCCCATGATATTCATGCCACTATTTATAACAAAAGCCTGTCGCATTATTTCCGGGAAGAATACAAAAGAAAAGAGCTTGTTTCGCCTATAATGAATGAGATCATCGAAAACGGAAACAGAATCACATATCAACAATATCTTGACGCATTACAGGCACAGGTTGAGATTCAGCAGGTTATGGATAGGTTTTTCAATGACTACGACATTATAATCTTACTTAGCACAGCCGGAGTTGCACCATTGAGGGATGAACCCGAAAAGCCCGACCCTGCGTTGATATGGACATTGGCACATTTGCCAGTTATATCCGTACCGGCGTTTACACATGAAGGATTGCCGTTTGGGATTCAGGTTGTGGCACGGAAATATAACGATTATCTGTTATTCAGATTTATCGACCATTTGATTGAATCTGGATTGATACCAGAAGGGGTGAATCCAAGATCGTGAGCAGATTAATATTAACAGCTCATATGGTGTTTGAATATAAGGGTAAACAATATGAGGCTGATGATATATGGAATCACGAATGGATAAATGAAGAATACATAGAAGTAATGGAATTCTTTTGGACGGAAGGAGGAGGAGATTGCGATTGTAATAGATCATTATCCATAAAAAAGAACTATCCTGAATTTCTAGAATTAGATTGTGGAGATGAAATAAACTTAGTTTCCATAGATATCAAATCAAAACCGTGGGGTGGTAAAAATGTTTAAAAACCTTCAATATTGCACACGCTGTATAATGCCGTCCAGCCGCGAAGGGATACAATTTGACGAAATGGGGCAATGCCAGGCTTGTGTGTCGGCAGAGCAGAAAATACATATCGACTGGACAAAACGCCGCGAGGCACTTGACCGGATAGTTACCGAAGCCAAGTTAAAGGCGGGTGATAATTACGACTGCATTCTTCCTATAAGCGGGGGTAAGGATTCTACATGGCAGATGCATATTCTTGCAAAGGAATTGGGTATGAAACCGCTTTGTGTTACCCACAATCATAATTGGTATTCCAAGACCGGATGGAAAAACCTTCAAAAGATGTTGGAAGTGTTTAACCTTGACCATGTAATGTTTACCCCTTCCAGAAGCCTTGTCAACCGGTGCGCCAAGAGATCGGTTGAAACCATCGGGGACGCCTGCTGGCATTGTCATATGGGGGTATCGGCCTTTACGTTAAAAATGGCAGTAGCCTATAAAATTCCTTTAATCGTATGGGGAGAATCCACCGCCGAGCATGGACGGGCGACATATGGTCAACCGGATAAATTTGACAGGGACTATTTTTTAAGAGTATCAGCCAAGTACACCCCAGAACAATTTGCCTGTGATTACATTACATTGCGCGACCTGTTCCCTTATCAATCACCGTCCATTGAGGAATGTGAAGGACTTCATGGGATCCATTTAGGCGACTATATTTTTTGGGATGCCGAGAGACAGACGGAATTCATCAAAAAGGAATATGGATGGAAAGGGCTTGAAATCGAGGGAGCGTATAAGGATTACAAAAGCGCGGAATGTGCCATGGCAGGAATACATGACTTCTTGTGTTATCTGAAACGCGGATATTCCAGAGCGACAGTTCAAGCGTCAGATGACATCAGGGCGGGGTTGATGACTAGGGAAGAAGGATTCAAAATTGCCGAAAAGTACGAACGGATTTTTCCTGGCTCAATGAAGTATTTCCTTGAAATCACTGGGTTGACCATAGAGGAAATGTCGGACAGCATTGAAAAGTTTAGGCCGGATGTCTTGAAGGGCGTAAGCCTGCCGGTGGACAAGGAATGGCGATGTATTCCGGAGGCTGGCAAGCCATATGTACAAAGGCTAATAAATGGTGAGGAATAAACAAAGGAGGTAGTGGAATGGTCAGAGTGGCAGCCGTAATCCCAGCTCGCGGTGGATCAAAACGTATACCGCATAAAAATATCGTTGAATTCTGCAAAAAACCTATGATTTGTTGGACTATCGAAGCTGCGCGGGATTCGGGCATATTTGATGATATATGGATTTCCACGGATGACGAAATGATAAAACAAGTCTGTAAACAATATGAATCGAACAAAATCCATATTATCAACCGTGAGACATGCAACGATGACCATTCCACCGTAAGTCAGGCGACCATTGCAACGTTAAAGCAGCTTGAAAAGATGGGGCATACATACGATACGGTTGTACAGCTCATGGCAAACTGCCCGAACAGAGGATGGGCGGATACACGGAATTCTTATGACAACTTCGTGGAGATAGGAAGTAAATTTCAGCTATCCTGTTTTATGTTTGGTTTTATGAATCCATGGTGGGCGGTAAAGATTAGCGAGAGGCCGGAACCGTTATTCCCGGAAGCGTTAAAGACACGCAGCCAAGACCTGCCAAAACTGTACTGCCCGACAGGGGCGATATGGATTGCGGACGTAAAGGCATTATACGAAGCTGGGACATTCTACGGGCCAAATTATAAAATGCACCCAATTCCATGGGAATCCGCTGTTGACATTGACGATATGGAAGATTTGAAATTCGGCGAGACAGTCAAACGGATGATGACGGAGGAAAAGAAGCAGGAAAACCACAAGATCATGCTAAAACGTACCATGGACATACTGAATTCTTACGACAAGCTGCAAAAGAAGGTGGAGCAGGACAAAGCGGACATTGATGACATGAAACAGGAGAAGTTTGACAAAACGACCTTCCATTTATCCCGCCGCCCGGAAGGCCCGCAACTGGATGATGAAGTCAGACATTTACAGAAAATACGCAACCGTGAGCGCGGGATGCTGCGGACACAAAGGCTATTGGAACGTATAGGCAAGGCCATGGATGGCATGGGCGAGGATACGGAAGGGATACTGAAACTGAAATACATCGATAACATGAGCATAGACGAAATAGCGGAAAAACTGAATTGCAGCAGGCGGACAATTGAGCGCAAGCACATGAAACTATTGAAGAAAATGAAGGTATTGTTATATGGCGCGGATGCGCTGGAAGGGGGAGAAACGTGAAATTAAAAGTATTATCCGAACAAGACTGCGAGCAGGTAAGACTATGGCGTAACGAGTGTTTGGAATCCTTGCGGACACCGTTTCCGCTGACAAAGGAGCAGCAGGCAGAATTCTACCATAACACCGTATGCAATAGGGCGGCACGGGCAAGGTATTGGGGGATACACATGGACCCATATGAAAAATGTCCGGACGGTGAATTAATAGGCATGTGCGGCATAGAAAACATCGAGCAGGAGAACCGCCGGGGTGAAATCAGCATCATAATGGACCCTCAATGCCGTGGAGAAGGGCATGGCACACAAGCAGTTGAGCTATTGCTAGAACAGGGATTCATGTATCTGAATCTTGAAAACATATGGGGAGAAGTATACGAAAACAACCCTGCGATTGAGTTTTGGAAAAAGATTATAAAAAAATACTCACCGGATTACGAACCGATATGGCTGGATTGCATGAAGTATTACAACGGGCAATATTGGGACGGTTTATGGTTTAACGTCGAAAAAATTGATTATCTAAAAGCAACAAAACCAACAATGGGGGCGTGTGCAGATACAGTTATATTTGATGAATGCTGTGGGGAGGAAAAGAATGAGCATATTTGGATTATTTAAACTACAAAAGATTAATTTTGACATTGACGGATGCTACTTGAAAAACTATGGCCTTGGATGCTGGCCTATGCGGATTCCCCCAAGAACAGGCGAAAGATGGCCTGAAAAGTTGGCGCATATATTTAAAAGCGTTGACGAGTACATGATTGTGGACGCAAGAAGAAGGGAAGGAGAAAGATACCCGATGTATGCTGAGCCAATATTGGCGCGGAGCTATTCAAGGCGTGGCATAATCAAGAAAATAGCGGAACTGGAACAGCGAGGGTGGGAGATAAGAGCATTGTGAGGGAGGAAATCATATGAGCCGAATAATCATCGACATGGGCAGCGGCAACACTTGTCGCAATGACTTTACAATAGTCAAGCGCATGATAGACGAACTAAAAGCCGTGGATACAGGAAAGCATGAGATCATCATAAAATGGCAAATTTTTGAGAAAGCAGGGCAGAATATCGTCCTTCTTCCTGAAACATTCGACTATGCTTATGAATATGCGGCGAAATTGGGTTACAAGACCACGGCGAGCGTGTTTGACCTGAACAGCCTGAAATTCCTGCTAGAATATGACATTCCTTTCGTGAAAATTGCCAATAGACGGGATTTGGATTGGTTGATTGGTGAGGTGCTGAGGAAGATACCTATTTGTATCAGCATTGGAGAGCATGAGCCATCTATAAAATATTTTTACACAGATGGCTTTGCTTTTCCACTTCAAGGAGATATGAAAATGCATTGCATTTCAAACTATCCCGCGAGATATGATGATTACATAAAGGCATTTACGCCGGATCAGCTACATACTGGCATAAGTGATCATACAACATGCTTCTCACTATTCAGGAAGTTTGAACCTGAATTAGTCGAATGGCATTACCGCCTTAATGATTCAACCGGACTTGATGCAGGACCATTTGCACGTACACCCAAGCAATTGCGGGAGGTATTATGATCCAAAGATATGATATCTACACGCCCGTTATTAACGATATTAAGCCTGATGAAAACGGAGAATGGGTAAGGTGGGAAGATATAAAGCACCTGATGCCGATTCACGAAGCATTGATGAAGTGTGTCGATAAAACGGCGGAAAGAATAATAAAAGGAACGACAAATATAAAACCAATAGGGATTATGAAAGATATAAGCAACAGATAAAGGGGGCCAACTATGGAACTAGGGAGCATATGTCCATATACACAGGAATGCATAAGATTTGTCAATACGGGATGCGACGGGATACATCATCAAGGATGTCCGGATAAGCCGGTGAAGGACAAGGAAGTAAACATCCTGGAAAATAAGACTATCCTTATTACAGGTATGACGGGAAGTTTTGGGACTGCTTTCTCGAAGTACATATTGAGTAAGAAGCCCCAAAAGATCATATGTTTTTCCCGTGATTGGCTGAAGCAAAAGAATTTGCGGGATGAAATGGGCGATCCGTCAAATGTGCGGTGGTTTATCGGGGACATAAGGGACAAGGATAGACTCATCCGGGCAATGAAAGATGTGGACTATGTGGTCCATGCTGCTGCGATAAAAGACCTATCAAGTTGCGAGTACAACCCAAGTGAATGCATGCTGACAAATGTAATTGGGACACAGAACGTCATAGATGCATGCATAGAACGCAGGGTAAAGAAATCTATTCTAATCTCAACAGACAAATGTGTATCACCTATAAACGCATATGGAACAAGTAAAGCTATGGCGGAGAAACTATGGATACAAGGGAATAAATATGCAGCCAGCGAAAGTATGGCGTTTTCCGTATGCAGATATGGAAATGTCATAGGTTCTGCCGGTTCGGTTTTACCTGTATGGAAAAAACTGATCGAGAATGGTGCAAAAGAACTGCCGGTCACAGACGAACGATGCACAAGATTCTGGTTCCCGATGCAGGATGCAATTGACTTAGTTCTAGATAGTCTGGAAAATATGAAGGGCGGGGAGATTTACATACCGCACATACCGTCTATCAGGATCATTGACCTGGCGACAGCTTTTGGACTACCGTATAAGGTTGTTGGTATTCGCCCGGGGGAGAAGCTGCACGAAGAACTTGACCAAGGGTATTCATCGGATAAGAATGAATTCCTGACCGTGGAGCAGATCAGGGAAACGATAAATATGGCGTAATGCTGTATAAGTAAAATGTTTTGCTGGAAAACACTAATAAAACCATGGAATATTGCTAGATTTAATATTAGGTTGCGCCTTATGGCGAGGGTATACGCTGTATTATATTGGGGCGGGAATCGCAGCGTAAGAAATGGAGAAAAGAATGTCACCCATGCGTCCAAAACATCAATGTCGATATCCAAACTGTTTTGAGTTAACAGACAAGACTTATTGCCAGGAACATGAACAGGCAGTAAAAAGGAAGTGGCAGAGGGACAAAGACAGACACAGAGGAACGGCAACCGAAAGAGGATATGGGCCTGAATGGAGAAAATATAGAGAGAACTATATCAGAGAACACCCTCTATGTGTGGAATGCCTGAAGGAAAGAATATACACTCCAGCAGAGCAAGTTGACCATATCAAGCCGGTGAATGGACCGGACGATCCGTTGTTCTGGGAACCGACGAATCATCAGGGATTATGCGGAAGACACCATAGGATTAAGACCGCTAAAGAGGACGGAGGATTTGGGAATGATAAAAATAATCTTTAAACACGATGGATTTGAGATAACGGGCCATGCCGGGTACGCAAGAGCAGGACAGGATATTGTTTGTGCCGCCGTATCAGCAATAGGATATACGGTCATAGGAGTATTGGAAAAGATGGCAAGCGGAAAGTATGAGGTATCGACAGCAAGAATGATTTGCAATGTGAGAGACATGAGCGAAACAGCAAGGGACAGATAGTGCAGGACTATGGGAAATGGGTGAAGATTATGCAGGAATGATAATTGACACTTGCAGAACGAGAATGAAGAAAACTTCCATAGATTAACATATGAGCAATGGGAATAAGTGGGAACCAGCAAAGCCACATAGGTAGGGGCATCGAAATCCTTCAGACAAAAAGCCTAGAGAC